TTCTGGATGGGAAAGGGTAGACTTTTTTGGAGGGTTTGTTTTCCACAGCCGAAGTCGAGCACGTCTTTTGTTTTAAGTTTCTGCGCGAGGTCAAGGATACGATCCGCGTGTTTGGCTCCGCTGGTTCCATAGCTTGGATTTTCCTTATGTAACTGGATTTGGAGACGACGATATGAATCAGTAATTTGCGGCATGCTTAAAATTCCTTACGCCCGCAGCACGACCTTTACGAACAGAATCAATCTGGTTCTCGGAGTTCGTTCCGGGAAAAATATGATATGGGTTTACGCAGGTTGGCACGTCGCATGTATGACATGCCAACCTATTGCCTAAAGCGCCGCGCATCATTTCATATAATACACGATGCACTTTTTTATTCTTACCTTGATCGCGGACGAATCCATAACCATCTTTATCTGTACAGCCAAGCCAAATCCAACATCCACAATGCGTGATAAGACACTTTTCTTCTATCGCTTGTAACAGCGGTTTACGCCTAATTCCGGGATTACCTCTAGGCATTTGTCGCCCCCAATAGATCCTTCAAATTCTCAAGTACTTCTGCCACCACAGGTTCCCACTCTATCGTGTTGGGTTGTTGTCGAAAAAGAGTAACAGTGCGGCCATACCAAGGCATATAGTCGAGGTCAAGACGATACCGCCATGCAGGACGGCTAGGAGTAAGTACCCACGTTGGTACTCCCATACTGCCAGCCAAATGGACAAGACTGGTGCAACAACAAATGACCAAATCAAGATTAGCCACAAGTCCAGCCTGATCATCATAGTTCTCCGAATAGTTAGCTTCCGGCCAATGGTGAATCTTGATGTCGGGATGCGCCATCTCGAATGCCTGAATCTCATCCTCGCACTTGGTATATTGCAAGCTGATGAAATTGGCATCTAGCGAAAGGATCGGAAGTAGTTGTTCAAGTTTAAGAGATCGGACCTCAACTCTTGTCTTCTTGTGACCACCGATCCACGCAATGCCGATCTTTGGTTTAGCAGGCAATGCCGCGAGACGGTCAGCCCAACGTTGCTCATTTGCCGTAGTAGGTTGTATATACGGGGTGCCGGGGAAGTCCTCAAGACGGTTGCGGTAGAATTGCGGAACATCCCCCATCGCGATCTTCGCATCGATCTGGTAACGAGGCGTCCCATCTTGCTTGTAGGGCCAAGTGATCTTTTCATCTTCTCGCGTCGGGTAGATATCCAGTGCAGGAAAGCTATTACAGAATAGGACATGCAGCTTCTTATGGCAATCAAAAATGACTTGCTTGCAGTCCTTCATCATATCCGGCAGGCAGGACGCGAACATGATCTCGTCACCAATCCCTTGTTCTCCATACACCACGACTGTCTTGCCGGGAGAACCATCCCATTCAGGTAACTTGCCCTTGTTGGTATAGACGCGATCCATACGGACTTCCGCCCGTTTGCCCCATTTGTATTCCTTGAATCCCTTTTCGTACTCTCCCATTTCCAGATAGCAAAGAGAACGATTCCAATGCGCTTGCGAGTGACCCGGCATCAACTGGATGGCATGCTCTAGATGCGACATCGCCCGTTCCGGACTGCCTTCGTTGATATAGAGCGTAGCAAGGTTGTTCTGAATGTCGGCATTGGGCGGCACGATGGATTGTGCTCGTTCGAACCAGTACCGCGCCTTGTCGCATTTGTTCTCATGCTTCCAGCACGTGCCAAGCGCATTCATGATCTCAGCTTTCTTCGTTTTGAGGAAGTCGGCAAGGATCTTGGGATCAGCACTATCCTTCTGGATAATGCCTACCTTCTTGAAGTCTGTAACTATCTGTTCCGCCTTGTCCAAGGCGCGAGACAGCATAACATGTGCCATGCCATTCTCACCCTGCACGGCCAGATTCATTCCAAGTGCTGCTAAGACAACACTGTTGTCGAAATCTTCATTTAGAAGCTGCTTGTAGATGTCGCCGGCTTCCTTGTGCTTGCCGGCCTTCTCTAGCTCCGTGGCATCGTAGAAAGGATTCTTGACCTTGGGCGTAGAGGGAGGGAGTCCGATCAATTGCCGGACATGGGGATCTTGCTCATGCATCTGCACTTCGATGGGCATCTTCGCTTCCTGACGAATTTGTTAGGTGACACGGACTTCTACACCCATCGCTTCATACGCGCCGTGTCATGATGGGCTTCCATCGTGGATATTAGCACAGACGAAAAAAAGCCCGCCGAGGCGGGCAACGTCAGGAATACAGAATGTGATCAGCTATTGCCGTCCGTGGATTGATCCATCGAGTAGAGGATCGAGAGGCGGAACGTACCTGCGGGCGTGGTAGACCCGGAGGCCACAGCAGTGACAAATACGTCAATCGTATCTTCCGCCGAGTAGGAGTATCCGGCCCCTGCAAAGCTGGCGACGCCAGCACCGAGCCGGCAGACGCCGGATGCGGTAGCAGAAAACGAAGTAACATACCGACCGGTAGAATTGCCATCCCCGATGTTCACGGTAAATTGCGTGGTCGTGCCGGCTGCATCCCATGCGAACACCAGATCGTAGATCGATGCCCCTTTCGGAACAGGGACCATCTGGATAACGGCAGTGTTGGATGCCGAGATCGGGATACCAATCGAAACCGACCGCACAATGCCACCGTTTTCGATGTACTTTGGCGGGGTGAGGAAAAAGCCAGATGCATTGGTCTGGCAAGCCGTTGCAGTGTAAGTAGCAGCCATGATCTTCTCCTATTAGCTCGTGGTGTGAGCTTGACCCCACGTCCGCATAGTGATCACAGCGAAGTCAGACCCGTTGAAGATCAGCTTCTTCATGCCCGCAATGCAGCCGGCAGCGACGCCGAACTGGTTTTCATAGTCGAAATAATCTTCGACCCAATTGAACCGTTCGGGACCGTTTTCACGGCCAAAGGCCATTGCCATTGCCTGCGCACCGCAGAACGCTGCGATACGGCCACCGTCCGAGGACAGGGCATTACCCGCAGAGAACGCCGGCACACGCGCCGAGGCATGCAGCACAACACCGTTGTATTCACCCAGCGCCCCGGTATAGATTGGGTTCTTGGTGACATTACCACCCTGCATCGCAGCACGCTGAATATCGAACCACTGGCCGGTATTCGTGTTGGTACGCAAGTCGGTAACTTGGTTGTGGTGCATAAACAACACATACTTTTCTTCGCCGTTAATCATGATCGGACGAATCGGAACGGCCAAAGTCTTGGCCTTTTCGACTGCTATATCAATGAGCGTCAGCGTGAAACGGTAGGTTGCGGAAGCGGACAGCGATTGGTCAGTGGTTGCACCACCGGCAAATAGAACGTGGTCCGAATCGGATGCCACGGCAGTTTGCAGCCCGGTAAAGCGTAGATCGGTCTGGCCGGCATTGCCGCACAGTTGGTTGAAGAACCACGTATCGATACGATCTGCCCACCAGTCTTGCAGACTAAGGCGCGCATGTTCGCGGATATCAAACGGCACCAGTTGGCGGGTAAACTTACCGCCTTCGCGCACAGCGTGGCGAAGCTGGTTGATAATGATATCGTCGTTGAAATAGTTGATCCGTTCTTCGTTGCCTTCCAGCGTCAGGTCGCCAATCACACCGTTACCGGCGAGCAGGCGGCGTAGAGGCACGCGAATCCGGTCGCCCGGTCCTTTGGATGTGTCATCGAGGATCTGGATCACACTGTTGTCGTCGCGGCCCATGAACTTATAGACCCACGTCTGTTTCAGTGCTTCAACAGCGATCTTCTTTGACCAGAGCTTGACTGCTAGGTTGTCACCCGTAGCAAATGAAGTTACAGCCATGATAAGCCTCGCATAAATGCGATTATGCAAACCCTGCGCGGGTTTACTTGGCGGCCATCACGGCATAGGATGCGCTACTCCCTCCAAGGGAGCAGGCTATAAACTCAAAAGAAGCAATAGAAGTGCTTCCTCGTCATATTGTGCTCTAAGACTGGCGATTTGTAAAGTTAGTTCCGAAACCAGCTTTACTTGGTTGATCATTTGCAGTTCGGTCGCCGCATGTTTCGCCAGTGCAATTGCGGCTTTCCGCTGCTTGATCAGGTCGATAACCTGATGAGGTTCTTCAACTTCTACTGTCTCATCGGCTAGAATATCTTCGGGCTTGGGCAGGCGTTTTCTTAGATATTCTTCCCGCGCTTCCCAATATTGTGGAGATGCGGCCACATAATCATCGAATATATATGGGCCATGCCCCTTCCCTGACCCCTGATCCTTGCCAACAACAGGCGGAGCAGGTGGCGGGGGAGCGGGAATCCAGTCCGGCTCATTCCAAAAAAATTCCCAAAGAGCGAGCATATCATTGTCCGCAGCCCATCATGGAACGGGTAAATATGCTTGTTACTGCGCCAGCAGAAGCGATCATTTCTAGCGCGATAATGCCCCATGTCACAGTACCAACATCGGCGCTCGCCGCTGGGGTGGTGTCATTGTCAGCGCGCCATCCAGTCGCCAAGGCCCCCACATCATGAATCTCTGTGTATCCTGATTTTAACGTAAATGTACTGTCAGGCGTACTTGCGACACAAAGATAGGTGCCATTATTGGCATTCCCGAATGCAGCCAATGTCATTGTGGCATTGGTCCCAGCCGCCGAGGAACTGAAACTGAACTGTCGAACCGCTGCGTCGCCGGCAGATGTCGTGGAAATAACGCCATCAAATTCTACCAGCGACCAGTTGAAGTTAGCCGCACCAGCCGCAGAGACAGTAATCGCACCGCCAGATGGGCTAGTTCCCATGGATCTGAATACGGCAATACCCTGCCCATTCGCCACATCGTAATTCAGGGACTTCACTAATGTCCATGTCAAGCTGCCGCCCGTGACGCCCGGCGTCTCAAATGCCCCGACTGGACTAGTACGAATCCCAAGTAAAATAAGCCGCCCTCCGGTCGGGGCGGCATTGATAGTGAATTTTGTCACTGAGCCGGTAGAGCCGGCAGTCAGTGCATTAAGCGTGATCGCCATTACTTCATCTTTTTAAGCGTCTCAGCCAAGCGAGCGCGCTGACCTTCCTTGCCCGGCTTCTTAGCAGCAGCAGCCAGCGTCTTAGCCGGAATCTTCTTGCCTTGCGGAATACCCAATTCTTTGTGCAGTGCGCCGGGTTTCTTGATCGCACCTTTGATCCAGTTAGCCATCATTATCTACCCCGTTTTGAGGAACGCTTTGGTTTAGGTTGCTTTGGCATGGGAGCCGGCTTCGCTTGGCCGACTTGTCCGGTCGTGGTGTAGTCTCGACTCTTGCCACCCAAGATGCCTTGATGCCAAGGACTTTTCTTGCTCTCGCCCATGATCAGCACTTGACCTTGCCGCTCTTGCCGCCACCGGGATTGCTTGTCATCCCGCGAGTGGCATTGCCACGGCCACCAGTGCTTTGCGTTTGTCCACCCTTGTAAGGTGACTTGGAACTAGGCATGGTTCCGCTCACGGTCGCACCAGTCTGCAAGCTAATCTTGCCACTGTAGCTCTTGGACTTCTTCCCTTTGCTGACTGCCATAATTGACATCTCCGCTTACTTCGGCCCAACATAGAAATGAACCACGAAAATAGCCTGCGATACGTTGGGCTTGACGCGGCTATTCAGGGCAGTATTTGACAGGATTTGAACTGGTGGGTCGAAATTCTGCACGAACCCGCCACCACTCGCAGCCATGTACATCTGTGTCACACAAGATGCAGTCGCAGACGCTGGATAAGCGTCAGCCCGCGTAAGTGTAGCAGATCCATTCGTGCATGCTATTTGAGTCACAAATACCGACAAACCAGCACCCGGAGCAGCCACAAGAGCGACGGTAGCAGAAGTGGATACAGTGACACATTTAGGTCCATGCGAGGCAGTCTGCAAGAGACTTGGATGATTCTTGATGACAACTTGTCGTCCAAACTTGTCACCCCATGTATAGGTAGCTGCCTTGTTGCCTACCGCCGCCGAGGCGGACAAGTGGGCACGCATCCCCATGATGAGAGGGGCGTTCCCAGCCGTCACCGACAAGCTGTGCGCCACAATGCCACCGCTGATCGCAGCAACGACAGTCGCAGAAATGTTATTGATGAAACCGATGTTCGCCGTGCCAGCGGCCAACGACACAGCGCCCATGAGCGCAGTACCGGCAGCATTGGAAACTGCGCCGATATTGGCTGTCCCTGCCGCCAGTACCACGGCAGCAGAAATGTTATTGATCGTCCCAATATTCGCCGTGCCTGCCGCTAGCACAGCGGCAATCGTGGCAGAAATGTTATTGATGCTACCAATGTTGGCTGTACCGGCAGCGAGGGAAACGGCTCCCATCAATGCCGTACCAGCGGCAATTGATACTGCACCCACATTGTTCGTGCCAGCGCCAAGAATAATCCTGCCGCTCGTATCCAGTAGAAGTGTTCTGGCAACACCACCAGCGCCACCAGCGCTATCATTACCGCCCATCAACACTGGCTTATTCGTGGTGGACAGGGAAGAACCATTCGCGATTTCGCCTGCCACAATGACGGTAGCGGAAATCTTGTCTAGGAACCCGATATTGTTGGTGCCAGCGCCTAACGAAACAACACCAGCCACGATGACAGTCGCGGAGATGTTATTAATCACCGTGCCAGCGACTAGAGCTACCGTACCGGTAATACCGATGGTGGCACTGATATTGTTGATCGTACCAATATTGTTGGCACCAGCCGCAAGCACAACCGCCGCCGAGATGTTATTGATTGTGCCAATGTTCTGAGCGCCAGCGCCAAGGATGATGCGGCCACTCGTATCTAGCAATAAGGTACGCGCAATACCACCACCGACACTATCATTGCCGCCCATCAAGACAGGCACATTAGTAACGGACAGAGAAGCGCCGGCTGATACCTGCCCGAATACCGCGCCGCCGCCAGCGCCACCCGCCACGACATTGACACGAAGGGCAGAATTGGTACTGTCATCCATCTTCGTACCACCATCAGTACGAAGATTCACATGGAAACCGCGATTCGTAGTTAGTCTGACAACGCCCGCATCATTTTCTGACAAGGTGTCAGTGGCGGCATCATCAAATATCCCCCCAATAGGAACAAAGTTGGCAGCTTGAGATGTGAAACTAGTTCCATCCACCTGAGACACGCCGCCGCTTGAGCCTGCGACAACGTTAACTCTTAGAGCGGTATTCGCAGAATCGACTACGTTCCGTTGCTGTCCCGAAGGATCAAGGAAACCGCCGATAATGGCCGTGGCGGTCGCAGATATCTTGTCCACTGTGACGTTGCCGGAAACAGTAACAGCAGCAGAGATATTGTTGATAGTGCCAATGTTGGCAGTGCCGGCAGCAAGTACCACGGCGGCACTGATTTTATCGACCGTGATGTTCCCAGCAACTGTAACGGTAGCTGAGATATTATTAATGGTGCCGATAACGGCGGTACTGGCTCCAAGTGAAACAGTTCCCGAAACAACCACTGTTGCCGAGATATTATTGATGAAACCGATATTACTTGTTCCTGCGGCAAGGGACACCTGACCTTTCACGCCCACTGTGGCGCTGATTGAATCCAGTATAGTGCCTGCCGCAAAAGAGACGACGCCAGCGATGATAGCAGTACCAGAGATGGCGACACCACCGTTGACATTGACGGTAGGCGTTCCGCCAATTGAGAATGTTCCGAAACACTTTAGAGCACCAGCAAGGACCGTTGCAAACTCAGCAGTGGCAGCATTATCCCCAACGACGATACGTTGACGATAAACGGTATCTGCGCCGACATCTAGTGATGTAGCGTCTACCTTTTTGCCAACTGAATCAGCGGGGACACGAACGAAGGAATCAGCCACTTGTTACCTCAGAAAATAGAGCCTTTGTCGGGGACGCCGAACATCTTTTCCCAGCTATTCTCGACCATGTTGTTCAGATCCTTATCTGATGCATCCTTGGCCGCTTCCACGCTAATATCCGCAGTCGTGGGTTTGCCAGCCGGCACGCTGTCCGCCTTCAATCCTTTCTTGATCTGCTCTACCTTGGATTCAGGATCGGCAGGCTTGGCTTGCGGAACATAGCCGTAGCGCTTTGCCATGTTGTAGGCAATCTCAGCGGGATTCTTACCGCTCTGCACCGCGCGAAGAGAAATATTGAATTCCTCTTGATTCAACATGGCATTAGCTTCCGCATTGCTGTAGCCAGAAGATGTCAAGTCGGATAGGCGAGAAGTGCGCAGATGCTGATAGGCTTGCTGATAGTCCGTGTTCGTCTTGCTGAACTCTTCAATCGACGCATGCACAGACTGGATGAATTGTTGCTGCATCCGTTCAGTCTGTGTTTGCTGCGTCTTCTGGACTTCACCTTGCTGCATGGCCTCGACCTTTTCCCGCATGGTCTTGATTTCATGCAGCAAATGTCCTAGCGGATCTTTCTCTACGTCCGGCGCTTGTGGCATCGTCAAGGCAGCAAGCTTGTCTTGCATTTCCTTGAGTTGCTTCTCCATACTATCGGCACGTTCCTTTTCAAACTGCCGTAGTTGTTCCAAATACGCTTCCGCATTGGGCGGCTGCACGACAGGAGTAGGGGGCGGATCTGGTTCTGCCACGGAAGCAGGAGCAGGCGCTGCAACGGGCGGCTCTACCACCGCAACAGCAACAGGATCGGCAGGAGCCAGACTCGTTGGAAGTTCTCCGGTTTCAAAAAACTTCTCGATATCTGCGGGGATTGCATTGAATTCAGACATGATTCGACAGTGCCCTGACAAGGGTTAAAAGGATTTCGCGATTCTCTGCTTTTGTGCGTTGGATCGCCAGCATGATTTCCTTGAGCGCATCATATCTAGCATTAGTGACACGCTTTTTAAGTTCATCAATCTCAACATTCTTACAGTTAATCAACGCTTGCAATTCGCAGACTTCTTTTTTCGTAGCCATTTAATCACCTGACAGCTTATCTACCGACTTGACGCCAATCGGCCTTCCTGACGAATCCCTCATTACCTTTTTTGGCTTATTGAGAGCACGTTCCAGTTCAGCAAGTGCCTTAGCATTGTTCTCGCTAATCTGCTGGATCATTTTTCCGAGTTGCGCGTTACTTTCCGCGATTGCCTGCATTGCGCCAGAAATCTCTGTGGCATCCAGTTTGAGTGACAAATCTCCTGCATCGTTCGGCGTGATACCGGCACTTGCGGCTTTGATTTTGAGATCGCCTTGGATTTTTTGGCTTTGCATTTTGGCATCATGACCCAACTTTTGTTCATTCAGCGCCATTTCACCACGCATACGCATTTGCTCAATAGCAAGCTCGGATTCCACCTTGAATTTCTCAAGTGCCATGTCAGCCGCCGCCTTTTGCGTCGCTAACATGTTATCGGCTTGAGCCACTTCCCGCTTCATTTGAAGCTCACCCATCTTCACCGATTGATCTTGCTTAAGTGATTGATTCTCTTGGGAAAGTTGCTGTACCTGTTGCTGCATTTGCTGCATTTGTTGCGGGGACATCCCGCCAACCTGTTGTATATATGCTTTCCACTTATCCACCAGCGCAGCCGGCAATGGCGTGTAGTTAAGCAGATCCGGAGGCACCGGCAATCCTTCCTTCATCATCACCGGGACAATCTGCATCAATTGTTCCCATGTCTTCTGTTTCTGGTCGGGCGAGTTGGGGGCCTGATCTACGACGATATCGTAGGTAATCGCGCCGGGCGTCTTGGTTAAAGGAATCGCCTTGGCACCATCCGGTCCAACGATGCGAATCAGCCGGCCATCGGAGATGTACTCTGTGATGAAATAGAGCATCACCTTGCCTTGCTCTTTCCGATAGCGCCGCAGTGCGTCAAAGATCGGAGCCAACAGGCCATAGGCTGCTTGTTTGCGCGATTGTTCTAGTACGTTTGCCTGATCCCGGTTCGCCAGCCCCAGCGCTTCCAAATTGATACCAGTCACTTGTGGCAGCGAATTGAGAGCGAATTCCATCAATCGATCCAAGCCGCTCGGGTAGCCGGCCATGTTCTTTTGCTGCACCTTCTGCCCGGAGATAGCGCCTTCATTTAGAAGAGTCACGCTATCAGGATTGGCCCACTCGTCTTGTGCCGCCTTCGGATCGACAAACGCGCCAACTTCCGCCAAGATGCCGCCCTTGGCGTTGGAGTTGATGATGTGCAGGATCTGAGAGAGCCACTTATTGGCCCAGCGCTGTGGGTCTTTCATGACGCGGGTGAGGCCATACCAGAAATTCCTATTCCGGTCGCGCTTGCCAGTCATGAAATTGAGTGTGAAGCCATGTTGGCAGGGAGACTTGCCCCATTCAAGGATACTGTCCCCAGACATGAATGCCCGATAGTACACACGCTTGAATAGCTTCACATACTTGAGTCCAACCTTGTCGATAGCGGACCGGAGCGGCGCAAACTCTTCCGCCGACATTTCCAGCATCTGTTGTCCATCTGCGATCTTATAATATGCCTCTTTCTCTACGCATTCGTAGAGCATGATTTCCACTTGTCCCTTGTGGATATCAGCGGAAGAATCGACATCCTCGCGATATCGATTGCCAGTTTGGATAACTCCACTGAATCCGTCATCCTGAGATTGTCCGCCCCACAATTCCATCTTGGGCCAACGAAGCTTGGCTTCCTCTTCGTCCATCCAGCCATATTCGAAATCATAGCGACGATCCACCAAACCCGGCTTGCGAGCGGCTGGATCATACAAGAGCGTGAGTGGATCGCGACGATGCATGACAATCATGCCGTCCGCCTCTTCCTCATAATCCATTGCGGTACGCGTCGCCCCAATGCCGCAGATAAGGCAATCTCGGAACGAATCTGTTTCCTCGTCCGCAGCATTACATTGATCTCGCGCCCAACGACCAGCCTCTGTCCATAAATCTGCAACGGAAGAATCCGTGATTTCCCGAGGCACATAGCGAACCTCCTGCCGATTGGAGACTTCCGCGCCGGCCACCGCATCAATCATCTTTTCAGAGTAATTGAATGTGATGATGGGTCTATTTTGCTGTTCTAGCAACGTCTCATCTTCCGCTTCCCATTGCTTCCCTGAACAGAAATCATAATCAGTACGGGCAACACGCTGCCAAGGCGACAGGAACGCCTGCGCTTCTTGACGGCGGGAACTGGCTTTCTCGCGGAATTCGTCTTCGGTAATCATGGCATTACCTGATCCGCATCATGCTCATGGAAAGGACCACTTCTTTGCTTGTGGCTCCGGTAGAAAGAGAAAGCAAAGCATCGAATGTCCTTGGCAATACAGAAGAGACGCCAGCGGCAGATGCAGAGATGCCCGGATACACCATAAACCCAGCCAATCCAGTCGCGCTAATAGGACCACGCGCGGCGAATACAAATTTGTTCGCGCTATTCGGATCTGAGGCGCGCAACTTGAGAGCGATGGTAGTGGAAGCGCTGCCGGGAATTGCCGTGACATTGACTAGGAAGATAGCGCCTCTACATCCAAGATTGGAGATGCCAACTACCGCCGTTCCTGCTGATAGGCTAGAGGACGCCAGCAACGATACGGCAGTTTGATTGCCTTCTTCATAATTGAACGAATTGCCGTCTGTCAGGACAGATCCGCCCGGAGGCACATAACTCGGGCTTGAAGGGTCAAAGTTGCTCATTTTCTCATCCCAGCGTCGTAAATATTGAACAGGAGAACGTCCCGCTGTATTTTACGCTGAATTTCACTTACCCCATGCCACGAATTGTCAGTTTTCCAGAAACCGAAGACAGAATTTGGAATATAGGGGGCAGTAAACGCTTTCGAGAACCCCTCTTCCTTGAAATGCGGGCCTCCGATATTCGTCGTCTCGTGATCGTCGGGGACGAAGATACTGGTCCCGCAATCGAAATCCACGTCGCTATACGGCAGGTAGAACAGGAGAGAAACCACTTTCCACGGCGCATCGGTATGCGGGCCAATGGAGTATCCCTCCGCGTCACGCACAAGCCGCCAATCGGTAGAAAACTTGGCTCCGCCATCAGGAAAGCGCTTCATAAAGCCTTCCTTGAACGTGAACAGTACCTGTTGTGCAAAGTAGCTGGTCTTGAATGGCTGCAAAAGATCGTCTACCGGATCGGCAAAACGCCGGCCTTTGTACTTGCCCACTTCTTCACTGTAGTTTTCATCTTTCGGCAGATTTTCGCGCAATTTTGCGTAAAAATCCCATGGAAACACCTCTTCTATATAAAAGTGAGGAAATGGATACTCGTTGATTTTGGCGTTGCGTAGTTGGTAAACCACGTGTTCTAGGGGGTTCATTTCTTCACCGAGAAGACCAAAGGAATGCGCTCCCAATACGGCGTACCATAGGTAGCATTCAGGTTATGCGAGGCTTTCCAGCCAAGGTGGAAGCGCGGGGTTTCGTATTCAAATCGTCCGTGGGAATCCATGGCGACAAAAACGCCATCCGACTGATGGTGCACCGTCCAGTCATGAGCGACATATTCCACACCCAAGAATAGGTCGAATCCATAACCGGGATTGCGCCAAAGCCAGCGCATGCGATACCACCACAATTGGATGCCTACAATGGGTTTGTAGCGACAATCGAAATATCCCTTCTTCCAGCCCTCATCCAATGTGCTATCAAACGTCTGGAACCACCGTAAACACCATGGCAGATTACCCGCCGAGTCGGCGGTTAGCGCGAGCAATGGCGAGAGAATCATCGTCAAGATCGTGAACAGGATCGACAAGATCGCTAAAATCAAGTACAGGATAATCATCGTTTAGTACCTCATCGATGTCTTGTAGATATTCGTCAGGTGTCCAGATAGTCATGATTTGGTTTGGGTAACGAGAGAGCATTTCTTGATACGACCACAAAGTTCGATTTCAAATTTGTCTTTCTGCTTGCTCAAAGCATAATCTTGCCACTGCATGTTTGCGGGATCGTCTGGCCCACCCGCACATAGCGGAATCATATGATCCACCACCCAACCGGGACAGGCACCAGTCGTCTGGTTCGTGGCCGGGCAGGGATGATCCTTGCGGAATGCGCGGACTTGGGCCGGATCGCGGGCCAAAGCAACGCCGCTGGATAGCAGCAGAAGAACGATAGCGAGAAGCGTTTTCATGGTATCACCCAATATACTCTACAAGACATACAGATCCATTCCCAGCAGTCTGATCGTTGCCGGCCTTTGGTACAAGACTGATCACACCGTTAGCTCTAGTATCACACCGGAAGAATGTCGTCGCATCTACTGATCCTCCATTTTTGTAAAGAGCCAGATTCAGCGTCGCAATCGTGGTAGAGCCAGCCTTAACGGTAAAGCCAGCGGTCGTAGAACCGGATGTATTGCAGTTGGCTGGTAGGTTGATCGTCACTCGCGTAATAATGGCATGTAGTGGCAACTTGACGATTTGCGGGCCATAGCCAGCGCTAGGTAGACCAGTGCCATCCCAATCCTTAATGGAGATCACTTTGCGACGTACCGTAGCGCCTGCAACATCCTGCCAACCCACTTCGGCATCAGCGAATACTCCATCCACGCCAGTCCCGCGACATCCAGTCATTCTCACAACCGGACGTAACCCAATGAGGCCACCTCCGCCAAATACAATGGCGTCATCCGGGAAATCGAAGTTGTCAAAGTCACAGTCACGATAACTGACTCTTCCTTGACCCATTGCACCATTGCCTGAGATATATTGATGCTTTCCTTGAATGGCGCAGTTGTCCCATACAACATTGCAACCTTCATTGTCACCTTGATCAAACAGGCAAGAAATTTGTGAAGGTGCGTATGGCTGGTAGGCTTGAGATGAGAAATCGCAATCGGAGAAACGGATTTGGCCGAAACCCCATTCACTATACATAATTCCTGCCTGAGCAGTCTTCTGTTCGAAGCGCATTCCCTTCACTGAGAAGTTGGTTACGCCTAGGGAATGTCCATTACCACGCAGGTTGAAAAGATAGGTCTGAGACGAGGGGTCGTAGCCACTTACATCGCCATCAGTAAACTTGATCGACCCTCCTACAGCCATGTCTACCCATGGTGAATTGCTCTCATACTTGCAATGGTCGAACCAATAATTCAGGAATTGATCGCTGCCAGTTGCTCCATCGGCATAGAGGAAGGCTTGCCAGCTTCCATAGTGGTCGCAGGTATCGAACTTGAACTCGCTGTTGTTATTGCCTCCGTTAAGATAGAGGCCGCGCTTCCATGTACCAGAAAAGATGCAGTTATCGAACTGGTAATCCTGTGAGCCACCATTGGAAGTGGAATTCATTAGGTCGCTATTGGCGTCTGTGCCGTGGAACTGGATGTTCTTGAAGCGCAAATTGAGCAGCGTGTCATTATTAATCATGCATGGGCCAGCCACAGATGGTTGATAATAGATCACAACTGTACCGGGTGCGCCATCTCCTACAAATTCGACTCCGCATGTGCGAGAACCCCAATGCGATGAATTTAATAACGCACCAGATGAGGTCAGAAGATATGTTCCCGGAGGAATGTGGATAGATTTGAAACCGATGTTATTGGAATTTTCGCTGCCCTTTGGCCCATGCGCGCCAGCGGCAATCGCATTTTGCGCGCTGATAAATGCCGCATTGGAATTTGTGACGCCGGTAGGATCACATCCGGCATAATCGGTAACAAAAACAAAGCTAGAGGTCGTCATTATTGTAGTCGGTGAAGGTGTGGGGGTTGGCGCAGGAGCCGGAGTTGGCGCAGGAACAGGGGCTGGAACCGGAGCCGGCCCTCTATGTCTACGTCTAATCATTTCAAAAACTCCCGCAGCGCACAAATACGGCAAAACCGTTGGCGCGGCAAATAGTAGTGACTAGGCGGCTTGCGATAGTCCGACAGACTCAGCTTGTCCGGCATCGCTTTCCACGGTCCCCACTGGTGTTTGCAAATCGACTGTAGAAACGTTGGCGGAATCTCGATAGAAGATAATGTTGCCGATTCCGGTAAAGGCTCCCTCTGTGCGTCTAGCAGCCAAGATTTGGGCTTCTTCGGTGCGGAATCCATAATCGTTCTCCAAACGTCGCTTCCATTCCATGTGCCGTTCTTGATTGCTATCCATCTCCACCAGCACAGACTTAATATTCCTGAGCGTCGCTTGCATGCCTTTCAGCACGTCTGATTCTAGACCATCCACGTCGATCTTGATGTGATCAGGCGGCGTGAATCCGATCTCATTCACCAGTTGGTCGATAGGAAATGAGACAGAACCTTGCCGGCCAGCCCATTCTTTGTTCTCGCCCTTGAAATTCATGTCGGAACCGAATGTGTGGCACGACCCACCACCAACGAGGCTACTCAATCGCAGCGTGTCCACCTTGCATGTTTCGCCAATACAGAACGGAAATGGCACAATCCTGTCCTGCATGTTGTTCATCATGATGTTTCGCATGAGAATGGCGAAATTCTGGCTTTCTGGCTCAAAGGCGAAGACTTTCACGCCAAGATGGGCTGCAAACACGGAATACTGGCCGATATTGGCACCGATATCATAGAGCACTTCGCCAGCCTTCATGCCCTTGAGCCACTCAATGGTGTCCGGTTCCTTGGTATAAAGCGTCTCGATGCGCCATGCGCAGTGCGTATTCGGCGTATAGAAACGCATCCCATCCACCATGACGTTCGGCTGGATCTGTTCATATTCCTGTAGATTCACTTTTCACTCCTGAAAAAACGTCCATGAACCGCGCCTTCCCAACGCTTTGTCATCGTCTCAGTGAGATTGGGTGGGCAACACAACGGGGACCAATAGAAATGCTCGAATAGGGCTTCCTCGCTACAGTGCGGGGAACCACAATTTGAGCATAGCCACAATCCCCCCAAGGGTTCACAATTTTCGCTGACATCCATGTCGTACCACCCATATTGCGCCGCTGCGCCCAACGATCCTTCATGCCTTTGGCTTCATCGTAGCTGCGAGCATACCGCAGCATCATGATAGCGTATCTTGTCGCGCAGATCAGATCGTCGTGGACATCCACGATCTTGCCATCCTTGCGGTGATACATACGGAACTCATCCCACCATTTGTCTAGATTAACATCTACTTTGAGGCGGCCAGTTCGCATTCGCTGTAGCATTTCAAGTAATCCAGCCTCCAGCCCCACCCCTCGTTTATCCGGAAATTGTGCGAACTCGGTAAGTAACGAAAGGCCCTCTTTTCGATATATAGCGGCCAACTGCTCACCGGAGCCTTTATCCGTTTGGAGTCCGTCACGAGGCCAAGAGACAGGAATCCACAAACCCCAAGGTTTGATAGCAGCGGCGTGAATGACGGGGGTTTCCTTGCTTTGTCGGTAAGCAGAAATGACGTGGACGCAATCGTTTTCTGTGTCATATGCAATCCTGACGGCTGCTGTTGGGTGCGCCCACCCAAAATCCAGTCCAACCAGTTGCTTCCAGTGGTCAGGGATTTCAACGAGTGTGCGTTCTGCCACCATTTCCTCTGCAACAGCGAAGATCATGCCTTCGCCCAGCATTGGCAATCCCTTGGTGCGGGCATCCAGTTCATGCGGAAGATATTGGGCAATGATCTTGCGTTTTTCGTCGGCAGTGTAATGACCGACATCATCGATAGTCATGTTGACCATCTTACGGTCTTGATGATCGCCACGGAATCGCATCACGACTTCGGACAATCCAAGCAAAGGTGTAAATGTGAGGTAAACGACTCCACCCGTATTGTTGGTCCGTGTGATGCCTTCCATGTAGACATCCATTGGCGGTTCTTCGTCAAACCAGATGTAATCCAGTGTTTCCGCCTGCCACGATTCGCGACCGTCCGAGTAGCCTTTGAACTTGATTTCCGACAGATCGCCGGATACATGCATGACCGTCAGGGATTCAATGGCATTCGGGACGCCCCGTGCCATCTTTTTATCCACAATCCGGTCCTTCGGAATCATCCCGGTACCGGGGGCTGTAATTGGCCCGTAGAGTAGGCGTTGAGCACCGTTGACAGCCAGTTCGGCGTTAACGGAAGCCGCCCAGCCGCGAGTCGCATGGTGGAATCTAATCCCATCCCACCAATCAGGATAGAGGCCAGTGGCGTGCATGGCCGTTTCTGCCGCAGCAGACAGGGTTTTCCCGAGTTGATTCCCGGCCATGAAACAGCGTTCGCGATAATTCTTGCCCGCATCATGAAACTCCTTTTGTCTTGCATAAGGCTTGTAGCCAAATAACATGAAGTCCCGGCGCAACTCACGTAGGCGCTTGAGCTTTTCCAGCTTCGCACGCTGCGAATCCGCAGCCGAGACTTTGACTACCATGGTATTTTACTTTCGCGCTGGTAATCCGCTGCTGTCATCGGCTTATTACCATCGATGGGCGTCCCGCCCATCCGTGCCTTGCGAATCTCTTCCGCTAGATTCGAACTATCTTTCTGAGACGACCATGGCGCTTGCGCTTTGGCATGCTCACATCCACAGGATGTCACCGTGGGCGCATACACCATCTTGCAGCAGGGACACTGCCAGCCTTGCATGATCATCATTTCACCAGTTTCAATTCTTTCTCGATCCGACGAATCTCCGCCGTCACTTTCTCCGGCTCCATCGGTCCCGTCAACTTCGTTTCCACAATGTTACGTTCACTATACTTGCTGTTCCGTACCATCGTCTGCCACTTCAACACTTCCATCGCCGCCTTCACAGCCGGCGCTTTCTTGGGATCTGCCCGCAACTCATCCAGCAGACTCAGCATCCGATCCGCCAAATAATCGGCTCCAAAGACCCTCGCCTGTTCGTAATCCAGCCGGAACAACTCGTCCGTCTTCAACCAAGAGACGATTGTTTCCCAAGACGGCATGCCCGCTTTCGGCGTGGTTTCTTTCGTCTCCGGGTCCTCGTCCATCAAAATCGACTGGATCGGTATTCCCAAGGCGATCAGCCGACAAATCTCCTGCTTGATCCCTTTCGTCTTCGGCCTCGCCATTATTAACCTCCCGCATGATCCGCACAATATAATCCAGCAAATACGCAAATGGCTCATTATTACATTGCCGTGGATCAGCCCCTATCGTCTCAAAAATATTAAAACAGACATGACAGCATTCATGCACCATCGTGTCTATTCTCCCCTCTTTGATACACACCAGATAACATTGCGCCCCACTCTCGGTCGTAAATGTCGTCGTCACTCCATCGCAGATAATCCCCTGATATTCCCCCAACTCCAATTTTTTTCTGGACGCCAGATACGCATCCCACGTAAAACAAAAATATAACTGGTGATGATATGGCACCACTTCCAGCATGAACAAATCATGCCCCCCATCCAGTACCTCTACCTCAACCTTGGTCGTCATCTTCTCGCCCCATTTGTGCCAAGCATCTTAGCATATTGCCCATGTGACCAAAAAATTACTTTTAGGACTTCTTCTATAGGAACCGGAATTTTTGTAGGGGGATTGGGATTAGGACTCCGATAGTGGAACGTGACTCCCGCTGCGGTTTCGAAGCATGCTTTCCGTCACTTCTATGCATCAATTGTAACAATGTGATCCATTAGCGCAGTATAACCCCGCGTTTTCGGAGACTCTCTGTTACAAATGGGTGATATGAGATGTATTGTGCTCATAATATGGTGTGCTATTTAACATAATGGTTGTTATACGCAGTACTTGTTGGGTGAATTGAATGACGCATATGTGGGCTATGAGGCATTTTACCCCCACTTATAGGTGTATAAGTCATGGTGTTTCACGTGGAACAACAGACCGCAAACCCTTGCTGGACAAGGGTTGATAGTTCTTGTAATTGTGACAGCGATGCGCTATTGTAGAAGTGGGCGCAAGCCTTACGTGAAGTAGATGGTAGGCAACAAGGGGAATCACTACTACGCATCTATGCTCATCGGCTACTGCTAGATGGTATTACAGGGTCTTTAAGAGTGCTGGAATGCCGCCAAACCCGCTCTAAGCAGGGATGCTAGGGGTGACACGGGCTAGGTGGTGCAGGATACATTGATAGCTCATTGGGGATGATCCTAGTGTGCTATCGGGGCAATCCTGCCCGCTACAAGGAATCGCAAATGAACAAGCCTAGATTGCTTATCACTGTGGAGGGCGGTTTGATCACCGGCCTAGACTCCGACCAAGAGCTCGACATTGTCATCGTCGATTATGACATCGAGGGTGCCGAGGATGAGGACATCAAGGTTACGCCTATTGGTGGCGCTGGCTACATGCGCCATGACGCCTCATTTGTGCGTGACCCCTCCGAACTGGATGAGTGGTTCGCTGGATACAGGTGGGCCGACCAGTAACAACCGGAACATAGGGGATACATCATGGAAATCATCATCTATATGAACGAACTGCGTGCCGCGCAATGCGCTGCCGCGAAGAAGGATATCCGCTACTACCTAAACGGTGTTCTCTATACAGAGAACATGCTCGTTGCTACTACAGGGACCATACTCCTACGTTTGAAGCTACAGGAAGAGCAGCCTTATGCTGCTGACTTCATCATTTCAAATGATACTATTGATAAGCTTGTTAAGTTATGCGGGGCCAAACATGCCGAGGCAAAACTCGTCTTCGACGTAGGCCATTTGACTATTACTCTTCCAGATGGGGACAATATATCTTATGCGCCAATAGAGGGTAAATTCCCTGATTATAAGAGCGTGCTACCTGCCGACCAAACGCGCACACAAGGCGAAGTAGCACAATTCAACCCGGAGCTATTGCTTCAACTAGAGAAAGCGGCTCAATTATACCATGGCAAGTCAAAAGCCACTTACATACGGGTTTATCATCGCGGCAGTAAGGCCGCTCTCGTATTAAATGATAATGACTACAATCCAGATGTATATTTGGGCGTGATAATGCCACTCAGGGATTAACTGAAAATGCAAGGGATAGGCTGAGCGCCTATCTCGTGCACTTTTGCACGAAGTGTTTCACGTGAAACAGGGGGCATCATGAAAGACCGTCTCTTTTTTGTCGTATCCATGCTCGCACTCTTGATTTGGGTTTGTCGCAATTATGACAAGCCATGGGTGCAAACATGGGTTTCTAATGTAGTCCATCAAGCATTTTAGGGGAAAGCTATCATGGCACATCAATTGACAGAACGTAACAATGGTTTCGTGGAAATGGCCTACTTGGGGGAAACCCCATGGCATGGTCTGGGACAAAAGGTCCAGAAGGGGGCAACCATCGAAGAATGGATGGTATCCGCTGGTATGGATTGGACAATTCAGGAAGCGCCAGTGGAATTCAGCTACAAAGCCAACAACATGAAAGTGCGCGGCAAGGTAGCGGACAAAAAGGTACTTTATCGGTCTGATACGTTTGCGCCACTTGGCACAGTAGGGGATGGATTCAAGGTTGTCCAACCCCATGATGTGCTCGAATTCTTCCGTGACTTGACACAAGGCGCTGGATTCGCAGTCGAAACGGCGGGAACGCTCTTCGGTGGTCGTCGCTTTTGGGCGCTTGCCAACATCGGCGATGACTGCGAGGTGGTTCCGGGAGACAAGATCGGTGGATATTTACTCCTGTGCACTGGTGCCGATGGCACGCTCGCCACAATGGGCAAATTCACTACGGTGCGTGTTGTGTGTAATAACACACTTTCCATGTCACTAGGCGAATCCGGCCAGCACAAGGTATCACACAAGACCACGTTCAATCCCGAGTCAATGAAATCAAAGCTTGGGCTGGTGCACACTGAGTTTAACCGGTTCGCAGAGAACATGAAACGGCTATCGGACAAGCAAATCAGCGCGGCACGCGCAGAACGTCTAGCGTTTGAATTGCTCAAGCCAGTGGATGCAGAAGTGAATCTTGAGACAATCGACAAGATCAGCAACTCACGCGCTTTCAAGTCGATCCTTTCCATGTTCGACGGTGGCGGGCAAGGCTCTAACATTACGGGCGTAGCCGGTACGGGCTGGGGCTTCCTGAATGCGGTAACAGAGTACGTAGACCATGAAGCAAGGGCTACCAGCATCGACAACCGCCTTAACTCAGCATGGTTTGGCCCCGGCGAGGATCTCAAGAACAAGGCGCTGGCTATTATGACCTCACTCTAAAACGGAGTCCCCGCGAAAGCGGGGATAGCGCCATGCTATTATTGTCAGTTGCCACTTTGTTACTCTTCGTCATCATTTTTGATGAGGACGATTAGACTGCACATGCGGGGCGCGCAAGCGCCTTGCACAAAATCCATCTGATCACCTATACTTCTTAGGCTACCCCCTTTAGAGGGGCCAAAATTTCCTACCAACTTGCTTTTATAAGGAATTGCTACGATGATTTACTTCCTGTTTATGCTATTTTTGGCCGTCATGGCAGCAATTACTACCATTTGTATCCAAGGAACATGATATGTACACCACGAAGTACAGCAAGAAGCTTGTTTCGCATCTCAAAGAATACCCTCATGGAAAGATGATCGTGAGGTATGACCCATCACTTTGTATGTGGTGTATCTACAATTGGGGAAAAGCGCTCCAAGGATTTGAACTCAGTGCATTCCATCGTGAGCGTGAGTGCTGGCGTAGGCTGCGGGAAGTTGGTTGCATAAAACTAACGCGCCAGTTGTGGGAAAAACCGGGTAATGTGGTTGAAGTGCATGAAGAACCACAACCATCACATGGGGTTATTAGAACATTCAAGAATGATGTTAAACCCATGACGCAAGCGGCATGGCCGTTTGATCATTTGATACCGCAAGACTAATCATGCCGCCAAAGCCGCCGCTACCACGTGGCCGGCACATCAATTTAGAAAGCAAGCGTCAGAAGGCGCTTGCTCTTCTTGTCAAAGATCCAACGATGACAATTACCGAAGCCGCTCGTCGTGTCGGATGTCACCCAGCAGGCATACATTCCGCTCTAAATAGAAACAAGAAGAAAACGGGCAAAAGGTGCCCCATCTGCGGGCACTCCCTTATTACCCATGATAGCATCAAAGCAGTTGAATCGTTCCTCAAATCGCAGGAGTAGAATGTGCACCATACAAGGAGCATATGATGCCACTCGATCCCATCACTGCCGGGCTTGATCTTGCCAGTACCATCATCAACAAGATTTGGCCTGACCACACCCAACAGGATGCAGCCAAGCTTGATCTACTTAAAGTGGAGATGGCAAATCAATTCGCGCTACAACTTGGGCAAATTCAGGTGAACACAGCCGAGGCAGCATCGACCTCAATGTTTGTGGCTGGATGGCGTCCGGCTGTAGGGTGGGTATGTGTAGGAGCAATGGCTTATCAATACCTTTTACGCCCACTATTAGCGTGGTGCATGGCCATAGTAGGACACCCAATTCCCCCAATGCCCGGCTTAGATCAAAATCTATGGGAATTAATGCTAGGTATGTTGGGGATTGGTGGTCTTCGTTCATTTGAAAAGGTGAAGGGGGTTGCGTAGACTCTAACTTGCAAAAAATATCACATCCCTGTGCGTGGGGACAATACCAACAATAAGTCATAACTTGATCCATCTATCTGCATCTGCTTTGGCGCTCATGCGGTTCTCATGCCGCGTCAGATGCCAGCCTTTGCAGTATTTACAGGGATAGAGATACAACGCATGATGATGCATCTCCGACAAATAGATACCTGCGGCGCGTGCCGTGATCTGATCCGGGTAACGTACCTTTGATGTGCATCCCCGGACGATATCTTTCAGTAGCGCGCCGTTCTTTCTCTTTGGCGCGCTCATGGCTAATGAGAATTGGGTGGAATAGACCATCCATTGATATGGTCTTCCAGAGATTCATAAACATGTATCTCATCACTCATCGCACGAAACATCGCCTTCGCATGCTTCTGGATGAACTCAGATCGTTCAATACAAGAAGAAAGGACGGGGAGGCGGAAATACATCTCCACCTTCATTTCATATTGATCCTCGTGTGCACAAGAAACGAGAACATCGATATCCCCCAATTGTTCTGAGATACCATCGCGATCATCATCATATACGGTGTCTATTTCATCGTTCATTTGATTTGTCCCACCCAAACGTCATCAATCAAATCCACGTGGAAATGTGCCATCGCATGTGTATAAGGCGAATAAGGCTCTTCCAAGGGGTCGAATCCAAGTAACTCTTCGAGCATGTTCATATCATTCGTCCATTCCTTCGTGTGATGGCCCAGCATGAAGGCGTGCGCGTGTTTCATCGATACCATATCCTGTTTTTAGAGAGTAAACGTAGGCGTAGTTCAATGCCGCGTTCATGGAGGTAAAATGAACCGTGGTGAAGTCTGGAATCTTCAACCACCACGAACCGTAACATTTATAGAGGTGTGGTTTTTGCATCGGATAAGGTGTAGTGCTCAGATGCTTCCTGCATAAGGCCACGAGCAAATTCCTCATTGGCAATATTGGAAGACATCTCAATGTTGAAGTTGCCCAAGATATCCACCGTCAACAGGATGAATCCGCAGTTAGGCAGGCGATCAACAATCATCGTTGCCAACGCCGCTTGGATATCGGCATGGTCTTGTTGCATCATAATGTTCCCCTTTTGTTCAGTTCGGAGCGAAATGCTTCCAGTTGCAAGTGTAGTGCATGGTTGTGGGAAATCAAGGTTTCAATGACTTCCGCCGCCCTTCGCATTCGCTGCGTGTCGTCGGCATGCCGGTAGCAACTATATGGCTCATTGAGTTGCACTAGCAATGCTTGGATGGCGGAATCGGAGAGCATGGTAGTTCTTCCCAAGGAGCAACTTCATGCACTTTAACACTTTTCCCGGAAAAGGTAGGGCCTGTGTGATAGGCATATGAGCCATTCTCGTCAACCCATTTCCTTCTCCTATAGGTATGTTCGGAATCGAAAGAAACCGAAGAGATTACAACATCTCGTGGGTGGGTAAAGTCAAGATCCAATTGCAACATATTAGGGTTTAAAGGCTATAAGCTTAGAGGGAGGGAGAGAGAAGGGCAATGCTGTGCCTAGGCGCAGTAAAAACTGAACCTAGGCAGCTTTACCCTTTCGACTAAGCCCGTCGGTCGGTCGGTCGCTTTGGGCATCCAAGACGGGTCACCATCCGCTTGGACAATATCAAATTGGTTTCATGTGACGAAACGCCTACGGGCTTGATATTCACGCTGTACCCTTTGTGCTGTAGTCCCGGCTTGCACTCTCGCTAGGTTCGCCGCGTAGATAATCCCGCTTCCTCCCTAGCCAGCCCATTGCTAGGGCGAAAAAAAACGTACCTGTATATACAAGTACGTTAGGCGGGGGCATCCAAGGATCTTCCATCCATGAACGAGTCCACTCATATATGGCAAGGGTGCCCCCATTGATTGGCTGCCTCTGGTGGAATCGAACACACCCTTTACCCGCTATGCGGGCTTTCCTCCATAAGAAGAGGCATATGAAACTAGTTGCAGAGTGGCCCGCCCGGACGGGACAGTCACGGCTAATGCACACGATCAGGGGAAAAAGTGTACGAGTTGCCAGCGGACCACCATGAAACTAGTCTAGGGCAAGGCAGGCTGACATGTGATTAGGACCCCGCTTGTGGTCGGTGTTTTCATCACCCTCTGCCCTGCTTGAGATGAAGCATAGCACAAACTTTCGCGCCGTCAAGGCGAAAAAGTCCTTGCACTCTCAGATTCATCGACTATCATTCATTTCGTGGAGGGCGAGCGATGGTCGAACCTGCGGAGAAATGTGATGAACGAGGGTGGCATCGAGCCGGTGGCGTGTGAGCGATGCGGTGGATCTGGATTTGTCGATGATGGCGAAATCACTGGTTCTGGCGGCGTCGATTTTGAGAACGGTCCCGTGAAGTGCGTCAAGGAT